GGCTTTCCCTAACGTTAGCTCAAAAGTCGATACCTAGAGCTTTTGCTTGTTCCGCCGTAAGTTCGATTGGTTTTTTCGCCTTCGCACTAGGTGGTTCGTTCTCGACTTTTTCGTCCGCTTCCGCAGACTTCAGAGCCTTTGCTGACCCTGCGCTAGCGAATGAACGTTCCGGGGGCGCGCCTCGCTCGGCAGCAAATCGAGCTTTGATCTCAGTGTGATCTGCACCCAAGGGCAATTCGACCAAATCTGAGCCGGGGATGTGGGACTTGAGTGCCGATGCACACAGAGTACCTCCCTTGTCGACAAGCCAACTGTTAACGTCTTCAATCAATTTGATTTCTTCCTCGTTCGCCGGCGGTCTGTCGGAGAATTCGAGAGCATTAAAATTGATCTTCGCGCCATCGGCGCCGGTCATCGGATCCCGCTCATTAAAGCTGCGAGTTACGAATTTCGTCGTGGTGATCACCGACGCGCAGTTGATTCTATTGTTGTAGAGCGTCTGGAAGTAACTGATAAAGTTCTTCTGAGAAGACTTGCCTGAAATCATTGAAGTCGTTACGCAACGCGGAGGCAACAACCTGTGATTTGGGCTGACTCCGATGTAGGCAATGCGCAGAAATTCTTCTTGGTTGCGCATACCTAGGTTGCCGAAGTAAGGAGTAAATCCCACCAGGACAAACTCAATCGGGATTCCGTTGTCGTTCCTATCAACAATCGCAGAGTCTGGGTCGACATCAGATTTCCAACGTCGAGCCTGTAGATCTATTCGAAGTGTGTGTGGCGGGACATTACACAGAATTTCGTCTTGGGAGAATTGGCCAGCAATGAACACCATGGTTAGTACTTAATCAGAGGGAGAAGTCAATAGAACCGATAGCAGCAGCAGCTACTTTACCTTTTTCAGGGTCGACAGCTTTTTTTGGAGCTTGTTTAGAGGACTTGGGGAGGTAGAGGATCTTATCTACAGTGTAGTTGAGATAATTCCTATCATCCTTTTCACTTGTTGAGACCTTGCCTACTGCGATAGTTGGTGTGCCTGGTGCGAGTTCAGAAAGCTGTTTAGACAGTTCACCCCATGCTGTCATCTTGAACCAAGCTGTTTCGTTTTCTTCCGTTTGCCATGCAAGTGAACGATTAGTTACCGTCGTATCTGAGAGTTCTACTTCATCGGCTTTAGGGCCGAGACCGCCCGTCGCCATAAAAACGTTTATGGCGAGGAGATCTTCGAAGTTATCTTCTGTCACAATCAACATGGGCTGCATTTTCAGCACACCGTCGATTGTCGGTTTAGTAGGTCCGAGTGCGAGAACGGTTTGTCCTACTTCGAGTTTTTTAAGTAGTTTTCCTACGTAATGACTTGCTTGTTGGAGGAGTTGAAATTTCGTTTCGACTCTTTTGTCATTTGACGGAAGGGATTCGGCTAAAACATTTACGATGCCGTCGTTATCATCCGCTGTGGCGGTGATTTTCAGGCCCATTAGAAACAGATTCATTGCTTAGCTGTCTGTAGATGGTTGATCGATGGACTTTGAGAGCCGCGGCGATCTGGGAGACCCTGACGCCTTGGCTCCGGTAGGCTACTACCAATTTCCTGTCACCGCATGAGATTTTCTCGTTTTTGCCCTGAACGTACGTAAAGTGATACGGATTTATACATTCCTTACACAGACACTTGGGTTTTGCCGTGACTCCGTCTTTTGGGATATCTAGATATTTCAAGATTATTGTCCGAATGTAGTGTCTAGACCCTAAAACGTATGCGCACGGAACACCGTTAGTAAACGTTCCCTCCCACTCACGGCACTCACCGTGGATAAAGTTATTATCGGCAAGGTCTTTAAATAGTTGCGACAATAGATCTTCTTCGCCGTTACCGTAACTCAGGTTATATCTTTCCGCTCCTAAAGAACGCGAGATATCTCCCGCTTGTGCTTGTGCGTGTCCACTGTCTTGCGCTGTTATTTGTAGTCTTAATTTTTTAGTTTCCTTAATCAGAGACAGAATGTAATTATCTTTTATTAGCATGTGAGCCGTTTTTTGAACAGCTTACTAGCGCTTTCCGCCCCCGCCGCCTTTGCCTCCGCCGCCGCCTCCGCCGCCTCCGCCGCCTCCCTTGCCGCCGCCTCCGCCGCCGCCTCCGCCGCCTCCCTTGCCGCCGCCTCCGCCACCGCCGCCGCCGCTGCTACCACCACCGCCACCGCTGCTACTACCACCACCGCCACCGCCACCGCCACCGCCACCGCTGCTGCTACCACCGCCGCCACCACTTGCTTTAACTCCGGCGCCACCGCCGCCTCCGCCGCCACTTGCTTTAACTCCGCCGCCACCGCCTCCGCCGCCACTTGCTTTAGCTACTTGAGCAGCACTGGGCGATGCAAAAAATACCGGACTTCCCCCTACCTTCGCGGCGGCGCTCTGTGTGCCGGAGCTTGCTGAAGCCTGAGCTTTTCCTGGGGAAGCGAAGAATAGATTTGCCGAAGATTTTGCTTGTTGTTGGGCTTTAGAGGGTTTGGTTTCTACGCTGAAGCCTGTCCCTCCTGTAGCTGGTTTTACTTTGATCCCTAGTGCTTTTTGCGCAGCCGCTGTGGGAGCTATATCTGATTTAGAGGCAGCTTTAATAATTTGACTACGCGTTAATCCTTGGTTTTGTAGGTATTTGATATCTTTTGTACCGAAACCTAATCCCCCTGCCTTCGCTAAGTTAAAGGTTTTACCTCCCACAGTGACTAAGTTTACTTTTTTACCCGCAGCGATTACTTCTGGCAGGTTTTGAGTATTAATTTCTTCTATTTGACCTTGTTCAGTTGAGTCTTCTTCTGTGAAGGCTTGTACTTCCTCACCCTCGTAACCGCCTTCTTCTTCTAGCGCACTGTAATCGAATGAGGGGAATTCGTATTCGTTAGTTTCTTCGTTAAAACGATACATTCCGGCTTGTTGCGCCATCAGAGTTTGGTTCTGTAACGCCTGCACGAGGTCATCAATACCTAGTGCTTTTCGCAATCCTTGAATTTGTGCGTCTTTAGCAGAAGAAGCCTCCGCCGCTTTAGACGCAGCCAGTAACTTTGCAGCTTCTTTAGTTGCTGCTTGTTTCTTCTCTAATTCCTGTGTTTGCGCTTGCCTGACGGCTTGTCCTTCCTGTCGTGCCTGTTCCGTCGTGGAGCGCAACCGTTGCGTTCCCGCGATCTTGAAAATCCCAGCGGCAGCCTGCTTCGGTGCCGGCGGTGCCCCCTCAGGTTGCGCAACAGGTATGTTTTTTAACCTGTTATTAGTGCCGGCTAAACGAACGCGAGCCATCGATCGTACTTCTTACTTTTTACCGCGAGATGCTTTACTTGCCGCTGGCCTTGCCGCTGGCCTTGCCGCAGTTCGCGATATCGCTTGGCGCGCCGATCCGGTCATTGTCTTAGCCGTAGACCTTGCCTGTGTGGAAGGCTGTTTTTTGGCCGGCTGCATTTTACCCAATAGGCTCTGGGCACCCTTAGAGATTCTTGCACCCGCTGTTGTTGCTTGTGTCGCTGCTTTAGATATTTGAGATTTGGTGAACCCTAACCTCTGCATGTTTTTAATGTCTTGCCCTCCTAAGCCTGCCCCGCCTGCTCGACTCAAGTTGTAGGTTTTGCCCCCAACGTTAACCTTTGTCCCAGCTGGTCTCGGAGTTGCTGCGGCAGGCTGAGTTCCTGTCGTTTGTTCCCCCGTCGTTGAACCTTCGCCCGTGCCTTCCGTGCTTTGTTGCGGCATGTATTGTTTAATCAGGCTTTCAAAATCTGGCATCATCGACTGCCAGTCCGGAGCCTCGAATTGAGGCATCTCAAACTCCGGCATTTTGAATTCTGGAGTTTCCGTCTGAGCCCCTGCGGTCTTTAGCGAGGACATCAAGTCATCAATGCCTAAAGCCGAGCGTAACTTAGCAATGTCCATTGCCGGAGCCGCGGCCGCCCCCGTGGGAGCAGCCGCCGTTGTTTGTCCCGCGGTTGCTGCTGGAACTGCAAGCGCGCCTTCGGCTCGTTCTTCTTGGGTACCTGCGCCTAGTCGACCGCCCCTAGAGCTTTTAAGAGCTATTTTCAGTGCTTCCGTTACTGTTGCGAGGGTGTCCGCAGCGTTAGTTCCAGAACCTTCGATAGCTTGGCCCGCAAATCGACGGCGCATTTTAGGCTTACCTCGTATGTTTAAATATTAACTCGGATCGCTTCAATCTGTTCTCGTAAAACATCTTCTCAGATTGTGTCCTTTCCTTACAACCATGTCTAGTGTTTTAACGTAATCGGAAGCACTTTCGTACGTTTTAAAAGACTTTGCATCTTCCATATTATCTGTATACTCTACTACTTTCTTATTCTGCATAACGTTGGCTACATAACCACCTTTTGGCGCACAGATTAGCCAAGTCTCACGGAACCGTAGGTGAGTAAGCTGGGCCACTTCAGCTTCAGTGTATAAAACACATTTTGGCTGAAGTTTACTCTCGATATTAGGTTTCTTTGTCTTTTTTAGATTTACTTGAATTTTGTGTTGGCGCTTGAGCGCCCTAGCTTTATTACTCGCGACTAGAGGCGATTTAAAGGGTTCGTTAATTAGGTAAATATCCTCCGCCCCTGTAATGAAAGCGAAGTACTGATCGCCGGACCTGATAGTGAAGATCTCCTTCTCAGGCCCGCGTGGGATTTTTACTAAGTCCATCTGAAGTGGTGTTCTGCGGCAACTTTACTTCGCCGACCAGTCCTCGCCTATGCCTGGTTCCGCTACTAATCTCGTTTTTTTGAATACAGACGCACCAGCGTTTACCATGATTTCGGCAAGCTTATCTTTCCAGAAATTTTCCAATCCTTCTCGGACTTCTAATACGCATTCATCGTGTACCACTGCGATTAAACGCACATCGTTGTTTAGATAGTCATTAAGCTCGCCGAGCGCTACTTTTAAAATGTCCGCACCTGTCCCCTGGATTAGTGTATTAGCTGCGATTGTCATTCGAGCATCGTCGTACGACAGCAACCGACGCCGCCCCAGAGCGGTTCGCGTGTAACACCAGCCGTCTTGGACTAAAGCGCCGCGTTGACGATGCCACTCCCTGAGGCGCGGGTACGCACTGTGGAATTTACTGTGCAGTATCTTGCTCTCCGACAGACTTAGCTGTACACCGAACGAAGCCGCTGCGTATGATTTGAACTTACGGAACCCAATTCCATAAATAAATCCGAAGTTGGCCCCTTTAGCCATCTGCCTCTGTTGTTTTGTGACGTCTAGTATATCGCAGTCATTCACTAAGCTTGCTGTGAGTGTGTGCAAATCTATGTCGGTATTGTACGCTTCTTGCATTTGAGGGATGTTAGCCAGCTCTGCGAGTAGGCGTAATTCCATTTGCGAGTAGTCCGCGATGATCAGTTTGTACCCAGGAGACGCTACAAAGGCTTCCCGAAATAGTTTTGATCTCGGAACCTGCTGAAGATTCACAGCGAACGTTGTTTTTGTTTTAGTTTTAGCCGTTTTCGGCGCCCCTGCGCACGTAAACCGACCACTGTTGGCGCCCACTTGATTGTAGAAGCTGTGGATCCTGTGAGTTACTGGGTTTATGTTCTGAATCAGCTTTTCAGCATGCTCTAAACTCGTTTCAATTTTTACGCGTTCTCGGTACAGCAGAAGCACTGCATCTTTGCTATCAAACTCCGCCAGCGATATTTGGTTCAGTGTGCTTTTTCCTGTCTCTTCGTTCTGAGGCAACGCGATACCGCACAGGTCCAAAGCCTTTGCCACTTGCGTGGTCGAACCGGGGTTAAATTCCTTGTTTGCCTTTTTGCCCACGGCTACCGCGCCGTCCACTGCCCG